TTGCAGGAGAAACAGGTTTAACTCTTGATGATCTAGGTTTCCAGACTGATAATCCGTCATCATCTGATGCTATAAAGGCAGCACATGAAAACCTACGACTTGTAGCTAGAAAGTCTCAAAGGACTTTCTCAACGGGGTTCAAAAATGCCGGATATCTAGCTGCATGTATTAGAGATGATAAGTCTTATGCTAGAACAGCCATAAGAGATACTGTTGCTATCTGGCAACCAATTTTTGAATTAGACATGTCAAGTATTGGTGCGCTCGGAGACGCCGCCTTCAAAATTAACGAAGCACTACCCGGCTACATTAGTGCAAAGACTATTAAGCAGCTCACTGGAATTGAGGGTGAGACTCTATGATCATTGATACTCTAAAACGTGTTATACAGGATAATGTCAAATTACAGAGAATCAGAGAAAAGGTTATTGCCGGAACTGCTACTATGACAGATTGTCATAGATACTCTATACTAGCCGCTGATATCTTAGGTGATGTTTTGGGTGATGAAATTCTCAAAATTCCAATAGATCAAAGACAAGAGATATGTGTACTTATGATGCAGGATAGATATGAAGATATAGCAAACATCCTTAGAGATACACAGATATCCCTTGATGCAAAAGACGGCATACATGTAGCTGTAAAGATTCCAGACTTTAACCTTGAACGTGCTATGCAGATAGGCGGTTCTTTAACTGATGAAACTGCTGATGATGCAACTATTGTTAGGAGAGCAAGATCAGCACCAGTTACAGCAACAAAGCAGATCATGGATTATTTTACAAGAGATAATGCACAGATAAGACAGCAGCTAGGATTTAGGGTTGAAGTCATTAGAACGTCTGTTGCAGGGTGTTGTCCGTGGTGCGAGGAAGTAGCAGGAGTATATCAATACAATAAAGAGCCTGATGGTATCTTTCGCCGTCATGACCGATGCAACTGTAGTATTTACTACAAGACTTCAAAGACAGCATCAAACCTTATCGGCTCTGGTAAGAAGTGGATTGAAACAGATAATCCAGTACATATCTTGAAAGGAGAGTAATCATGGGCTACGGCAAAAATTCAACATATGAAAAACGGAAGAATGATAGACCTGATCATTTTGGGCGATTGAGACAGCAGTTTGACCATAATCGTAAGAAGATAATGGCTACAGAATGCAGATGTGGTATATGCGGACAGCCAGTAGATAAATCTCTCAAATTCCCTGATCCTAAATCACCTTGTATAGATCATATCATCCCTATTGCAAAAGGTGGGAATCCTGTTGACCTAGACAATCTTCAATTAGCACATCTTAAATGCAATAGAGATAAGAGTGATAAGGTTGTTACTAAGCAAGAGATTGTTACAGGCTTTGAAATTTGCTCAAATCAGGTTTTACCTCTCACATATGATTGGACAGAATGATTTTTTATGCAAAAATCTGGAATTTATCAGTTTATTGACCTAAAAAATCTACTGTATCAAACATTATATACATAACGCGCACAAGCTAGTGATTGCAACACGAATCGCGGTGACTTCCTCTATATCCGCCGCTTGTGCGCTTTATTTAATAGAGGAATTGAGAGAGGAAGATCAAAATGTCAGAGGAAGTAAGACTAGGTAGACAAACACCTACAACTGCTGTTATACAGCCTTATGAAGATTCTAAATCAAGTGATGCAATACTTATCTATAACGGCGGTAATAGACAAGCATTACACTGGCAAGAAACACTATTGACTCATATTCTTGCAGTCAATGATGAAGGTCTTTGGGTTCATATGAAATTTGGTTATAGTCTACCAAGAAGAAATGGTAAATCAGAAATTCTGATAATGAGAGCATTATACGGATTGATACATGGTGAAAGAGTATTATACTCAGCCCATCGTGCATCAACCTCACATAATGCCTTTGAGAAGATTATAGAGCGTCTGTGCAAATGCGGTTATGAGGAAAAGGAAGATTTCACAGTAATTCGTTTGTATGGGCGCGAAGTAATCACTTGGGGAACTGATAAAAACGCGCTAGAGGGAATCGGATGCATCAGTTTTAGAACTAGATCAGCTAAATCAGGTCTTGGTGAAAACTTTGATACTCTGCTCATTGACGAAGCACAGGAATTTACTAATGACCAAGAGAGTGCGCTGAAATATGTTGTTACTGATTCTAAGAATCCTCAAACCCTAATGTGCGGAACTCCACCAACAGCGGTTTCATCAGGAACTGTTTTCATGCAGTTTAGAAAATCAGTTCTAACTGGTGATAAAGATACAGATGTAGGATGGGCAGAATGGGGAGTAAAATCGCTATCTGATACTAAAGATGTTGATTTGTGGTATGAAACAAACCCGTCTTTAGGCACAATCCTCTCTGAGAGAACAATCCGTTCTGAATTAGGTAATGATAAGATTGATGATAACATTCAAAGATTAGGCTTGTGGTTATCATACAATCAAAAGTCTGTTATTACTAAGAATGAGTGGAATGAATACTGTCTGTCAGAGAAACCTATACTGCCGCCTGATTATAAACTCTTTTATGGTGTTAAGTTTAGTAAGACTGGAAATACATCTCTATCTCTAGCAGTAAGAATTGATAATAGAGTGTTTATAGAGTGTGTTGATTGCAGACCGACTAGAAACGGTTATGCATGGATGATTCCTTATCTACGAAGCCAACATGCAAAAGAGATCATTATTGACGGCGCAGGAGATCAGCAAATCTTAAAGTCAGCTCTAATTGATGCTGACATTGATGCTACTATCGTATTACCAACAGTAGCAAATGTCATAGCTGCTAATGCACTGTTTGAGAACAAACTATTTAGTGATGAGATATGTCATATGGGACAACCATCAGTAGTACAAGCAGCATCAAACTGTGAACACAGAAACATCGGCTCTGCTGGTGGATTTGGATATTGTGCTTTAGTAGAGGGCATTGAAATGGGTATTTTAGAATCCATCTCACTCGCTCATTGGGCTTGCTGTAATTGGGATGAGGAATTAGAGCATCAATATATAGGTTATTAAGGTGCATAATTGCACTTAATATACAAAATTTTTACGTTTACGATTACGGTTAAATATCGGAAGGAGTTTTTATCATGTCAGATACTACTAAAGAATTTAAGGCTATTGAGTCACAAGAAGCACTTGATGAAGTCATCAAATCTCGCCTAGAGCGAAACACTAAGAGCGTTACTGATTCAGTAACCAAAGAATTCACAGAAAAGTATCAAGGTTGGGTTTCGCCGGAAGATGTTAAGTCTTATACGGAGAAAATTGAAACCCTAACTAAAGATGCTGAAACAACTGCAAAGACTATCGAAGAACTTAATGCTAAGATCGCCGCCTTTGAAAGATCATCGGCAAAGATTTCCATAGCAAGAGAAGTAGGACTTCCGATTGACCTTGCAGACAGGATTTCAGGATCAACTGACGAAGAGATGAAAGCAGATGCAACTAAACTTCTCGCTTTTATCAAACCGTCACATCAAAGACAAGAATTTCAACCAGAGATGCCTGATACAATGTCAGGTGTCGAAAAAGCATTTAGGGCAAAGAACCCTAATCTAAAGTTTTGAAAGGTGGTATTATCATGAACGAACTACAGGTAAGATATTCTGACCTCATCAATGCAAAGCTGAGAGCAGAACTGGTACTTAAAGACGGTGTTGTTTTTAATAACGATTATATTGGTAATCCGAAGGCTGGCGCAGTCAAGATTCCTCAGAGAGATGGTGAAGTTGAGGTTCAGGATTACTCAACTACTAATGGTGTTGCAAAGACAACTCAGAATACCGAGTATGTAACAGTTGTTGTCAATAAGGATAAGGCTGTAAACGAAGTAATAGATGGGTTCGAGAGTGCGGCTGTTCCGGATGATATGGTTGCTGATAGACTTGATTCAGCAGCTTACTCTCTTGCATATCAGCTTGATTCTGACGGTGCAGCAGAACTGATCGGCGGCGGTACTACTAACAATGTAGCATCCCTTTCTTCTGCTACCATTTATGCAGAGGTTGTCAATATCCGTACAAAGATGTCTAAGGCAAATGTCCCGAATTCCGGAAGATATATGCTTGTAACTCCTGACACCTATGCTCTGCTCCTACAGAGTCCAGAATTCATTAGTGCATCTAACCTTGGTGATGCAGTAAAGCAGACTGGTGCTATCGGTGCAATCGCAGGTTTCAATGTCTATGAGTGGAATGATGCAACTCCCGGTCTTGCATTCATCTGCGGACATCCTAGATTCT